ATGAATTGAATTAACGCGCCAACTGTAATATATCTATTAAACTTAGTAACTGACAATGTTCCTTGTACGATAGCATTCTCGCTATTGTATGGACGAAACGGTTCTCCATATAAAATATATTGATCGGTTACATTTGATCGGGCTTGTTTAGGTGTTTGATATCGTATTATTCCGGTAGGCTCTGCAAATTGTGCTGGTACAACTAATCCATCTACAATATCATGCAATGCCGTGTAAAATGTAATTTGTTGAGTAGCAGTTGTAGTAGCAATTTCCGATTGATTTATTTCTCCAGTATTGTCAACAAATTCTGGATTTACGACTTCGGGGGTCTTTTTAGGTATAGGTGGCATCCACATTGATATATCAGTGTATACATTGCTAGCACCGCGCAACTGTATTGATGCATCGACTTGACCATTAGGTTGGTATGAAAAATCAAATGTTGTTATTACTCCTTGAAATGAATATTCGTTCATTTTTCGGATTTCTTTTTCAAGATTATCTAAATCCCATTTTGGATATAGTTCTTTTAATTTTTCTTTGATTGGAATTGATGTTTTACTAAGTAGACCAGCATTACCTTCAGCATCTCTAGAAAGTATTGCAGAATCAGGGTGCACTATATCAATTTTAACAAAGCGACCTGGACGAAACCATGTTTCTTCTATCCCATCTAAATCTCGCTCTGGGTTTGGTATTGTGATTTGTATGGTTGCTGAATTTAATAGGCCCTGTGCATGGTCTGACATTTGAATATCGACCCCAGTAATTACTGGTCCAATTCGACGAGACTGGTCGATCTGAGTAGTTGTTTTTGAATAGGCTTTGCCATTTGTGTCAAAAGATAGATTTCCATTTTTATCTTTAGCAATATTGGTAACATCATATTTGTTATCATTCAAATAGCCATCAGGTCCGGTTGGCAAATATCTACCAGATCGAAGCTGCGCGCCTCCTAATATTCCATATGATTCTACAATTTCATTAGGATTACTAGATCCAGACTGATATGCTGTAAGTTGTACATTGGCAATTTTACCGACCATAAAATCTATGTCAGCAGTGCTTCGTGTTTTTCCAGAATTACCTCGATAGTTTAATTCAACTTGTAAATTTGGATCTACTTCTGAATGAAATATAAAACTCATCTTAAACTGTTTGCGTTATTAATTATTTGTTGTAAATTGTTCGTGCTTGGAATTCTTAATCTAGATTCAGTTGGTATTACTAAAGTTCCTTTACCAATACCATTAGCTGTCGCAATAACCCACCATTTTGATGGATCGCCGTAAAATTTATCGGCAAGTTTATCTAAACGTTCTATGCTAGTTGTTACAATATAAACATCATCGGCGCCATATGGTATTACCGGAACAATTGTTGTTGTTAAATATCTAGGACCATTTGACTTTTTTAATACTTGTGTGGTTGCATATCTACTCATTAATTTCCTTTTAATTATGCGTCTTTTTGTTTTACTATTGATCTTATAAAATCGCCACGTTTCTGTCTTTCGTCTGGAATTGCATCAACATTGTCTAATGCATCACTTAACCAATTGTTATTACCGCGAATTGGAGTCCCACTACCTGACGCAAATTGTTTAGCCAATGTATAGAAACGGCCGCCTTTTTGTGGAAGATGATCAGATATCATTGTAAAACTACAACGCACTGTTACTTTGAATGGTACTTCCATCATTGTAGGGTCATTTTCAATGTTTATTTCCCAACTAGTATCAGCATCATGCAGTGTGTAATCTAATGTTGTTAATAGAACAGGCTGTTGCACAAATAAATCACCTACTGTTATTCGCATCCATGGAGCTTGCATTGCAATACTGTCAGGCAAATAAGTTGGGGCCGTGTAGCCGGCTAATGCATTTAGTTTTCTCCAAATTGGTTGTAATTCATCTCGATCGGTTGCATAAACTGTGAAATCTAAACTTACATCTCGATTAAATCCTGTATATTGATAGTTAGGATCTGCTCTGCCTATCATTGTTATTGGTGTCCAATTGCCTTGGAATGAATCTGACAATGAACCTAATGTAGCTCGAAACACAATGATATCATCAGTGGCTAAAGCATTACCATTAACTAGTTTAGGTCCGGTCATATAAAATTTTATAAAATCTTGAGTAATTCCGGCCTTGTTTATGAGCTTGCCAATAATTGGGACTTGTGAGTCACCGAATACTGGGTTCCACTCGTATGCCTGTGATATAGTTCGTTTACTAAAATCAATGACACTAACACGGTCTCCACGAAATGGTGTTACTTTTTCTACAATTTTTTTAGTTTTAATCCATTTGCCAGAAACATATGTTGATGTAGGAGGCTTAAAATTCCCAGAACCGAACGAATCTTGATATTTATCATTACTGACAGTCGTCTCGCCAGGTAACCATTGTTTTGCTACATGGCTTCGTGCAGTAAAATCAGATCGTATTGCCCCAGCAGCATCATGAAATCCCCAACCATATTTAGTATTCAAATTGATTATTGAATATGCTCCCGCCGGCGTTAATGATGCTGCAGCATACGCAATTGCTATTCCACTACCACGTAATCCGGCACTAGCTCCATCTAACCGTCTAGGTAATACTGCCGAGCCAACTGAATCTGCATTATATCTAGCACGGAAATCTGCATATGCAACTCCTGGTATTCTGCGTAATTGTCCTAGATCTAATGTTGAATATGTTGCCGATAAACTGTTTTCAATGTCATCTGCGACTGCACTGGCAACTTGACTTATTTGCGGAATACCCATAGCTGATGCCATACCTAATCCAACTGTACTTAAAAGTTTTGCAGCTGAACCGCGGAAATTTATATTGGTACTAGATGATTGTGGTGCCTTCCAATTTGCGACCGCACTACCAGTAGATATTAACGACAGATTGGCAAATTGTGGCGCAGCCCAATTTGCGGCTTGACCAGCATTAGGCATAAAAGTATATTCAGCTGCTGGAATATTATCACCTGGACCAAACCATCCGGTGGGTGGAACAATTGCATCTGCTGGATTATTATAAACGATACCTGGCTTCGAATCCGGTATATCGAATGGTGCATTAAATTGTGGATTAGGTTTAGATGTTGGATTCTTATACCGATAACTTTCATCTGGAAGTATATTGAATGGTGCATTAAATTGTGTACCTGCAGTTGACGGATTTATATAAATAGTATCTGGAAGTATATTGAATGGTGCATTAAATTGTGTACCTACAGTTGATGGATTTAGATAAATTTTATCTGGAAGTATATTGAATGGTGTGATGAATTGTGTGCCTGCCATTAATGTTGGGTTACTCATATTGTTCCTTAACTAAAATAAGATGTATTCATGCCCTCACCAAAACTAGATCCTTGTTTTAATGCTCGTGTTTGTTGTTGTATTGCTGTTACAATTGCGGTGGCCATTTGCATGATATCTGCATTGCCCGATGATTGTGTTGATCTATTAGATGTATCCGTCATCGCAAACACAGTATCTTTATTATTTAATGCAATGTCGGGTTGTAATGTATCTTCTGGAAATGTTAATACTCGTGCGCCATACCCAGCTGGTGATATTAAATCATCTGCCCCAGTCATTGCGCCGACCCCTTGTGGCTCAGTCTTCATTTTAGCTGACCCTTCTCGAGAAGTTACTACAGCTTTAACTCCATCTACTTTATCAATTACATCTTTAGCTAAAAAAGTATATCCCAAGGATTCTAAACCTGCTGCTGATGCTTTTAAAAAAACACTATCTTTTTCTCGGTTCTTTGATTCTGTTTGCATGGCTTCTCGCAATTTAGATATTACATCAAATTGAGTTTTATTTGCTGTGCTAGCTACCATTTGCAATATTAATTGATCTTGCAAAACTTGTAACTGTTGCGCGGCTATTTCATTGGTAGTTCGAGTATCATGTTCGTCAGATTTCATTATTTTAGCAATATCTTCTGATTTAGCATTTACAGCTTTTAAAGCGCTCATTAGATCGTCGCCAACTAAAGTGAAATTAATCCCTTCCATTCCAGCTTCTTCTAAAAGTTTCTTTTTCTGTAATGCTCTAGATAATGTAGCCTCGTCTGTTCCTAGCAACTCAGTCATTTGACGTCTAGCAATTAAATTGGTACTTAAAACATCGCCTTCTTGTTCTAGTATAGTCTTCAATATATCAGCTTGATCTGATGCTTTCCCTGCAATAGTTGCTTGACGATATGCATCTGTCAAACTCTTGCCTCGCAAATTTGCTTGAGCTTTTTCATTTCCTACTAATCGACGTCCACTTAAAAGTTGATATTCTAACTCTTGTCCAATGCTTGATTCAATATTTAAAAGGGTATCACCTGTTTTAGCCATTTGTGCTAATGAAAATCCTAGTTGTTTAGCTTTAAGTGATGCAACCTCGAGCTCGCCTGGTATGCGACCAAATTGTAATTGAACATCTGCAGTAGTTTGTGCAATGTCGGATACAATTGAATTAAAGACTCCAACCGTACCCTTAGGATCTAATGCTTTGGCAATTTTATCTGCTACTTGTATTTGAGTAGCTGCATTCTTGCCTGTTTGAGTAGCGTATGATGAATATGAATTTGCTAATTCGTCTGTCAATCCTAACTGTGTTTGTAATACATATTGAGTAGCAATTAATCCTTGATATGTTGCGTCATTTTCTTTGTCTAATTGATTAACCGTTGGTATTAACTTGTGTATCGAGCTAGCATATTGATTTGTTTGATCGTTCGTAATGCCTAGATTTTTACCTACTTTAGAAAAACTATCAGATAGTTTTGCAGTTGCGATACTATTAATGCCAAATGATTTATTTATGGCTAAATTTCGAATTTCTAAAATAGACATCGACTTGTTTATAGCATTAATTCCGTTTGCTAAATATTCATTGAATTGAATTACTTTATCTAGTCCCCGAGATACTTGACCAACAACCGTAGTAGTTGTAGTCATACTATTTACAACATCTTCCATTGCTTTAGCTGCGTCGATACCAAGCTTAGTTATATTGGCTAAATCGGCAGCTGCTTTTCTTAAATCATCCATGGACGGTAAGCTAGTACCATGCCTAGGTTGTCGTTTTAATCTATTTATAATATGTGAGGTATTATGCTGCATATACATTTCAATTTATTATAAATATTAACGTGTGGGTTTTCTGGTTTTTCTGCGTTCTTCAATTTCTTGTTTGATGCGTTCTTCCTCATCTTCCCGGTCGCGGTGCATTTTATTGATTTTACTTATATAAAATTTACGCAAAAATATTGGCATTGTGTAAATGGTGTCCCAGTCCCATCGACCGTCACCCCACCAAATTAGGTTGAATATTGATTCGTGTAGTTGTACTCGGTCTTCTGGTTTAAAACCAAAAAAGGTCTGTTCCAATTGGAAATGTTGATTGGAAGACGTCTCCTGTTTCGTCTTCAAACTCATACGAAGTAATTAAGCCAGGTACATTTTTTATTACATGAGTTCGAAATGGTTTTGCATCGCGTGATAAAAAATCATAGCGTATAAACTCTTCAATCTCTGCTGATGATCTAGTGTCATTAACCTGTGTAATTATTCGGCTCAATAGTTCTGATACTGTGATATCAGCTGCTACATCATATGCTAGGTATGAATATTTTATGGTTGTTTGATCTGATACTTGGTATATAATTTCGCCTTCGGTGTCAGATTGCCAATCAATGTCTTTGTATTTTAACTGATCTAATTTAACAACACGCTCTAGTTGTTTGCCAGTTTTTGGCGATTGAACTAGTACTGGATAATCAGCTCCATATGCTAATATTCGAGCTTGAATAATCAATGCATCTTTATCACAAGGTGCAATCTCACTTACAGCTACCGGAGTAACAATTAATGCTTCAAGCAATTTGTCAAACAATATTTGTTCGCGAATATATGATGTATTTGTTAGTATGTCCTCATCATATGCCGTCATGTGACGCATTTCAATTGTTCCACCACTTAATGGATGTGTAGTTGGATAAACACGACCTTTACTAACAAGTTGTACAACTACTGATGGTAATTTGCTTTTTTGCTTGTTTTCGTATTGTTGGCGAGCTAGATTGATTATGTCTTGGTTGCCGATTCTGTCTGTTACTTTTGTCATTTGGTTCCTTTATAACTTATTTAATATAAATATACGAACAGTAAAAAAAGGGGCCGGAAAGCCCCTATTATACAGTGTTTAATGATTAGAAGTTTAAGAATGCCCAATCGTAACGAAGTGTCATTTCAATGTTGACAACTTCTTCGCTACCCCAATCCAAAGATCCAAAGTTTGATTCTGTGATGAAAGCTCCATTCAAGATCCATTCTTCAATAACCTCGCCTAATGGAGATAATTGATGAATAACAACTCGTTTTTTATAGAAAGATGAATATCCGTCGCGACCTGTAGCTGATTCGTGGTGTAAACGAACCCATTCCATTACTGCTTGTGCTCCTGATGGTACAATTGCATCATACAATGTTACTCCGATAGTGTTCCATTGAGTTTTACCTTTAACGTAGCGTTTAACGTTGATATGATCTAATGCAATTTCTCCATTTGTCATTGATGGCTTTGCAGTTGTTTTAATTAAATAGGCTGGGATATTATCAATATACATGATAAATTGATGAGCTTTTTTTGGTTCCCATGAATACGCCGTTAAGAATATTTCATTATCACTTGCAAGACCTAGGCCCGTGTTTACTTGATCAATTAATGCCATTTTATATAATCCTTATGTTTAATATAAATATCAGCAAAGTAAAAAAGGTAGAACCTAAGTCCTACCCTTTATTTTTATAATTTTACATGTTATTCTGGAAAGCTTGCTCCCGTTGGTTGAATATTGAAATCTAAGATTATGAACTCAGCCGTACGAGTCGGTTGCAAAAATAATTGACCGTATAAAATATTTTGATCAATTACATCAGCCGTGTTATTTGATCCGTCCATTACAACACGGAATGCTGATAATCCTTGTTGTGCTTTTACTTGTTCCAAATAAGGATTAACGATTGCTAAGAAACGATTGCGAGTTGCTGTGGTATTTTGTTCGAATACTAAATACTTGGTTGCAGATGCAATATATTTTTTAACTTCAATTAACGCTCTACGCACACTTACGCGGTCTAATGCACTTGGTCTTGCTTGTAAGGTCTTTTGCCCCCAAACTGCAATTCCTTCATTAGGGAAGTTTGCAATAGGATTAATACGAGCTGAATACAATGCATCACGCATAGTTTGTGATAAACTCACATATGTGTCAGTTGCTGATGTAATTCCTCCACGTGTCAATCCTGCAGGAGCATACCATGGTGCACCAACTGCATCATTGAATGCTATTACTCCAGGCATAACCACAGATGGTGGAACCCATACCGGAACATTCTTATCGTTTTTAACACGTACCCAAGGCCAATATGCTGCTGTATAATTGCTATCCAATGTTGTTAATTGATTAGTAACGTTTGTCAATGGATCAGTTAGTGCATTTGAATCCATTATATAAAATGTGTCTTGACGAGTTTCACACAAGTTTCTTGCCGCAGTTGTTACTGGACTATGCAAACTATCAATAATACCAGGAGTGATCAACATGTTGATATCATAATAATCTGAGTTGCTTAACAATGCAAATGCTTTATTATATGCAATTGTACCAGTGTTAGTTGTTCCGTCGCAATCAAATCCAAATGTATTTGTTTCAGAAATCCATTTACCAGAATATTTTGGTAAGTTTGGACGAGCTCCATCAAATCCTCCTTGGAAACCAACAATGAATTTACGTGTAGTAAATGCAATATCGGTTGCAAATGAACCAGAAACTAGAGCTGATTCCAATGAACCTGAATATGCTGCTGTTGATGATGGGAATGCAGCTGCTGCATCTTGATTTACATTTCCTAGATAGAAATCTACATTGCTTCCTGTGTTTGAACCAGATGTTGGTAAAGGAGCTAGGTAATTCAAGTTGTTGATGTTTGTGAAATCAAACCCAACATAGTTTCTAGGACTATATGTTGTTACTACTTGAGATGTTAAATAAGAAGTAGCCGTTAAATTCAATGACCCTGATGCCGTTGGAATTGGCGAATTCATTGCACGGAATCCAAATGGTGCTAATGTGTTGCTGTTTGAACGATTGCTTACACTTGAATCAACTTCAACACGAATAAATTTAGAAAGATTTGGATAATCTCCATTAACTAGAATATCACCAGCATCTGTTACTGTTTGATAACGATCACCGATTACTAAGGCAATGTATCTAGAAGATTGTGGATCTAAATTAACATTAGTAAATACTTCAACTAAATCCGGATTGGCATCTGTATCTTGAGATGAATATGGAGTGTTTGCAATATTTGTTGTGTTAACTCGACGAACCTCAACTGTAAATGTTGCATATCCTGCAGGATCTGATATTTCTGGAGATGTTCTAATATCTCGGATACCTACTTTGACTTCCGTGTTAACTGATGTTCCGTGTGATATTGTGTGAAATTTAAACAAGTTTTTAACAGCTGTTCCAATTTTCTGTGATGTGATCCATGGAGTTGCTGCTGATGCATAATCCGTTAAAAATTCATAGTTACTGAATTTAAACAATTCCATGGTTACTTGTCCTAGGTTTGCAAACAAACTGCTGGCAGTTTTATTTTCATATTGAACATAAACCGGATAATCATTTGATTTAGGACTTGCTCCAAATACTTTGTTGATGTATTTGTTGCTTGTGCTAACAATAGAACCAGAGATTGCTGTAGCTTCTGCAACTAAAAATGCTCCACTAAATCCAATTGCATCATTTTGTGGTGCTGTAAAAGAACCGGACACCTTGATTGCAAATGAACCAGAACCGGCGTCAGTTAATACGGAATCTTCAAACAATGCATTTGTATAAATGTCATTTAATGGTAATGTTGCTTGTGTTGGGTGTAGCACATGAGTTACTACTTGAACTGCACTAGCTCCAGAACCAGACTTAGCAATGATTGCTAGTCCACCATTTGTTAGTTTGTAACCATCTTCATATAAAAGACGTGTTACTGTGATTGAATTCCCATTACGCAAATAATCACGCACAACGAACGGTACATATGTGTCATCTGAATAAGATCCAAATGTTGCAACATAATCGCTGTATGATGAAATTTTTGTAGGAATAAGTGCTGGACCTTTTACTGTTGGTCCAACGATTGCTGCTCCTATTTGAGCAACGGCTCCTGGTAAAAACGATTGATCTACTTCGTTCGTAAATACACCGGGCGAAACTATTCTTTCTGCCATTTAATATACTCCTTTGATTGATTTATTTATAAATATGATTGGCTTTGTTCAAACCTTATTCGGCTGGAGTAAATGTGCCAGCTTCTACATTGATTTCGCCTTCGCCGTAAGCTGTTTTTAATGATTCAAACATGGCGGCTTCTTGTTGAATTAATTGATCTAATTCAGTGACAAAATGATTGCGTGTTTGTTGAAGTTCTGCTAATTGTCGTTGAAGTCGAATTTCTTCAATTGAAATATATCCTAGATCCGATGCATTTTTTGCAAATGCGGCTCGCAGTGATTGAATTGATTCAATGTGTTGTTTGTCTAATTTTTTTGTCATACGTAACCTTTCTATTTAATATAATGAATTTTATTGATGTTTCAAAAGTTAATGTGTGGTATTATGTTAACGGTGTAGATCGCCATCCTCCATTTAACCAAACAAATAGTTTATATACTGCACCGTTATCTCCAAATACCATTTCACCTTGAACGCCAGTCCATCCGGGAGTGCTACTAACAGTGGTAGGTATAACAATTGAGCCAGATGGGGTAACTTTGAATGCATCTTTTCTAGTAGCATTGTCTACTCCATTTCCTACAATAAATAAAGAAGTAGTATCTCCATGTGTATTGTATTGTCCTGAAACATGTTGGTGCGAACCCGATGCTATTGTACTATATCCTTCTGCGTGTGAAAAATCTCCGATTGCTTGAGTACTTTTTCCTTCTGCATGTGAACCAGATCCGATTGCTTGAGTACTATTTCCTTCTGCGTGTGAATAATCTCCGATTGCTTGAGTACTACCTCCTTCTGCGTGTGAATATGATCCGGATGCTATTGAACCAGAGCCTTCTGCGTGTGAAGCTTCGCCTAGTGTTTGAGTAACACTTCCTTCTGCGTGGGAGCGTCTTCCGATTGTAGTTGTGTAAATTCCTTCTGCATGTGAAGCAACTCCGATTGCTTGAGTATTAGTACCTTCAGCATGTGATGCATATCCGATTGCTTGAGTCCCGATTCCTTCTGCGTGGGAGTATTGTCCAAGTGCATAAGTACTATCTCCTTCTGCATGTGAATATTGTCCTCCAATTGGACTTCCACCAGCCCAATTTCCAATACCATATGTAATATTTCCTATACTTGCTGTTGTGGTTGTTAATCCTGCTGTAAAATACACCTGAGTAATAGAGCCTGAGTAACTGGATGAAATTACTGACAATGTTTGTGTTCCATATTCAGCATCATATGCTGTATCATCAAATAGTACTAGATCACCTGCCATATATTCAGCTGATAAATCTCCATAATCTAAGCTTAGTGAGCATGTACCGGCTGTTATACTATCAGCTCCGTATCCTTGGGAATAGCCGGCAAATGTTGCAGAACCTTCGGCGTGTGAATAATTTCCATTAGCTTCGCTGCTTTCCCCTTCTGCATGTGAGTATAGTCCGTTTGCTTTTCCTCCGCCTTGCACAAACGAAGATTGTGCTGTTAATTTGTTTCCATCAAATGTTAATGAACCTTCTCCATTTATAGTTCCAGTACCAGTTGCTGTGAGTATATAGTCATCTACATTATCTGTTATAGCGGTTGCTATGCTGTTAGCTTCAGATGCAGTACCTGCTGTATTAGCGGCTAACGCAAAACTAGCTAATGATGCTGTTTGAGCAAATGAAGCACTAGTTACTGTTCCAACAACATTAGAGGCTGTTACAAATGAAGCCGTTGTTGCTGTTCCTTGCAATGATCCGGTTATACCTCCAGTTACCGTTAGAGATCCGGTAATTTGTGAATCACCTTCCGCAAGGTATCCATTCTTTATTTTAAACTCATTTGCCATATCTGTTCACTTTCCGAGATTAGGTTAATACTTTGTTATAAATATGATTAAATTATAGTTCCATTGATGGGTTTGGATCTGTCCATTCGGGAGTTGCTAGTATTGCTAACACTTCCTCGTATGTGTATGGGCCTTCTTTTGTTTGTAAGTCTAATACGCATTGAGGAATTAGTCCGTCCCATTTTACAAATGTTTTTGTACTATCAATACTTTTGCGTACTGTGTCTTGTGATGTTTCATGTACTTGATTAAAATCAATTTGATTGAGTTCTGATATATTGAATATCATAAATTGTCTGGTTTCGTAGTTTTGTGTTTCCATAGTTTATAGTCCGAATCGGGTTCTAGTTGCATTGTAATTTTGTAGAATTTCTGTTGAGGTAAGTATACGATTATACATACTAAAATTATAACAACTACCATTCCACCAATTATCAGCAATTCTAGTTGCCAATCGTATACTATTAAAATTGGCAACGTATGCTTGGCTTATGATGTTCCGTAATACGCCATTGACATATATTTGGTGACCCGCAGAACCCAAGGTTACGGTATACATGCTAATGTTATTGGCATCTACCCCCAATGTCCACGTATATACAAAAAAATCAATATTTTGTGTTGGACCACCGGTACCTCTGAAACCACGGCCTGTATTACCCCAAATTTCTAAGTCAAATTGGCGAAACGTTTGAGAACTATTATTAGATAATCCAAACAATGCTTGTCTATTAGCTTGATTTGAATCCATTGTGTTGCTTTTCATGACTATATTAAATGTATAGTTATTTGCGGTGCTACCACTGTATGGGATAATAATTGAATCATTCACCCCATCAAATACAATATTACCGCCATTTCCACTTGAAAATGTAGGTCCATTAGTTAATGTACCATTACTACCGCCTCGAGATAAATCTATCCATGTAGATGATCCAGAAACATATGATTTTGTATTAGCTGCATCTAAATAAAGTACTAATCCATCTGTTACAGTGTTTGGGCCTTTTATAGCTTGCGAACCCGATTGTATACGTATTGCCATAACTTTAAAGTCCTCGTATTATACATTTTGTGGTCCATGCTCCTGAAGTTGAAGACCCAGTTAATGCCATGTTTGACCCGGTTATTATCACAGTAAATGAAACTGCGGAGGTACTTCCAAAGTCGGTTGTAGTAGTTTCTGCAAAGTTAACTGCAGAACCCGATTGGATAGCCATTATTGTACCTGCTCTAGCATTTGAGCCTGATCGAATAGAGTATTCAAAAAATGCAGTATCATATGATGCAGTTGGTAAACTATATACTATAAAAGAACCTGAGTTAGTTTGTACGGTTTTAGCTGTCGTAATTAACATTGGATCTTGAAAGTCACCTATCAGAGTAGTGCGATCTGAAAATACTCCTAGTATGGGTATTCCTGAGATATCGTTTACTGAAAATAGACTTCCGCTAAAACTATCTGTTACACTGAATAATTCACCTTGCGAACCTTGTACTGTGAATACTGGTAGTGCGGATCCAGATCCGAACACTGTTAATGTTGACCCAGATACTGTTCCGTTTGAACTAGATATAGATGCACGGGATGCTGATACATTTTGTGTTATAGAAACCGATCCCGTTACTAGAACACTACCAGTAATATCTAACGAAGCAGATGGTGATAATTTCCCAATACCAACCCTTCCTATGTTATCAATTACAAATGGAGATGCATCTGGTCTTGTATCATCTTCAACTAAAAATGAATTAAATGAAGATGTATTATTAACATGCAGGGATGCTGATGGTGTTAATAGGTTACTTCCAATTGCCAAACCAACTGTGGTTAAAGCCATTGATGAAGTACTATTATTTTCCCATGTAAATAAAGTTCGGTTTCGAATTTGCCCAACTGCTGCAGATTGACTCATTACTAGGAAAGTCATTGCAGGATTGGCGTTGGCAGCACTATCATTACCAATTTGTGCTATAAGTTGTAATCCGATTCCTGTACCAGTTGATGAATGAAAGCTTCGAATAGTTGGGACAAATGCGCCAGCTGTTGTAGAATAATTAGTTAACTGAAAAAATGCTCCGGGAACATCAGACATTCTAAATCCAGCATATACAGCTGTATTATTAACAACGGATGGTGCAGCCACTTGTAAAGATCCAGTTAATATAATCGATCCGGTTACAATAGCAGAACCAGTATATGGAAATGTTGTATCAGGTGCCCATGATGCACTAGTTGCAAATGAAGCACTTACGGCATTTAAAACATAAGATGCTGTTGTTGCTAATCTAGGAGTACCGTTTTCCCATATTCCGCTATTATAAATAAGAGCTTGGCCATTACTAGGAGTAGTAATCGTTACATCACCTAAATCATTTAATGTTTGTGCAATTGCACCGCCGCTACTAGAACCACCTGCCATATTTCTGAAAATACCACCATTGATTATACTATTATTTGTAGCATCTGTTAAGTTGTTAGTTTGTCCTTTTAAAACCAAATATCCAACAAATATCAATGAATGTGCAGTAAATTCTCCTTCTGTAAAACTGTCGGTAGCTAAATACTGTAATGCATTAATTTTAGTTGTGTATATGTTTTGGCCGTAGTATATTACTACTCGACCGGTTACTGGGTTAGCAAACACTCTTTGAATTTGCCAATCTCCCGCCGCCATTGTGTTTAACACACCAGTGCCGTCATCCCAATAATCGGGATCGACTGTTGTATAAAATGCGCCACCGTTATTGTCTAAACGAACTCCAGAACCTGATCTGTATGCTCGAGCTATTGATGAGGTTGCAAAAGCATTGCCGTGATAGTGAGATGGACTATTTGGATTTTGTGGATAAAATCCGCCCATTTGAAATGCAACACCATTACCTATACCAAAGCCTAAAGTTCCAGGATGTGCATTAATTGAAAATCCGTCTATCTTTAATGGACCAAATGCTCTAATAAAAGCACTTTGTTGACTATCACTATCATATGTAGTTTGTACATTGCTACCGACACCGGTTATTGTTGAGTAGTTGGGGTGGGTTGCTCGACCTAAAGGAATTGCTTGTTCATACTGTGTTTGATCAAAAAAGTCAATTTGCTGATGTATTGTTCCTACACTATCAACGTATATGTATGTGTTTTGTGATGAAGTTAAATACGTAGCAGATGCTGAATAATTCGGCCATGTTACATAGGTAAACTGTGGATTAATCTCTGATGAAAAACTAGCATTAGGATCAAGTATCACGCCGGAGCCCGATGATACATATATGGTAGCCCCCGATGCAGATATAATACCTCCATACAAAAGACCACTACTTATTCCACCTTCAAGCCACTTGAACTTAACTAGATTACCATTTTGACGATAATATAAATCATATCCTTGTGTTGTATTTGATGCTGATGTGAACAGAAATGATGCTGTTAGGTTTGTACCGCCTGGATCTTGTGCTGGGTCTAAACGAAATGTTCCTGCTAAAGTTAGATCTGCTAGTGCATTAATTGATCCGGATACATAAATTGATCCAGACAAATTTGTTTGACCTACTAATGTGTTGTTTCCTATTTGAGTTGTAGATCCACTTACGTTTACAGATCCTGTCACTCCTAAACTACCTGTTATAAGAGCAGATCCAGTAAATGGGAATGGTGATACACTAGGTGCCCATGACGCACTTAAAGCATTTAATGCATAAGATGATGTAGTTGCAAATGATGCTGTACCAAATAAACTTCCGGTAATACTTGGCAAATTTGCAGAGCCGGTAACTTCTAAACTACCACTAACAATTGTTCGGCCGATTAATGTTTGAGTGTCGTTTGTAGCATCTCCGAATTGATTTGAACCACTTGAATATATAACTGAAGCTGATTCATATGTTACGTTTAAAAAAGCAATTGATGCTGTTCCTAATACTGATACATTGCCTGATATAGTTCCGCCAGTTAATGGTAAGTATAATGGGGCTAGCGATGCTGTTGCTGCGTAGCTTGAACTTACCGCATTTAAAGCATAGCTAGCAGTTTGAGCAAATGAAGCGGTACCTAATAAACTTCCAGTAAATCCAGTAGTTGCAACAATCGACCCTGTTACAGTTAATGAACCGGTAATAGTTGCAGATCCTGTAAATGGGAATGCTGGGATAGATGATCCACCACTACCAGATGCTTGATATAAATATTTTTGAAATATTAATGCTTGCGATATTCCAATATTTGCTGGAGTAATAGATGAACTTTGTAGCACATATCTAGAACCATATTCTGTTGCACCAAATCGGCTTACCACAAACTCTTTAACATTAGGTTGCATGCTGGTCCAGTAATCTATTCTGGTTAGCTTCCATGGTGTAGTTGCAGAGCCGGGAGCTGTTACTGTGTATGATCCGTTTCGTACAGGATTTGATTCACTAACTGCTAACAATCTTACGCCAGATGATGCAGTTACGCCTCCAATTACTCCCAATGCTCCACTTGCTGTTGCTGTTAATGTAGCCCCAGCGCCAGGAAACCCAACATATGTTGATCCTGATGCATAAGTAGATAGTGGCAATGGCGCTGTTGTAACAGTATCTATGAATAGTATAGGAAGTGTTTGTGTTGATGTAGATGGTGACTGTGAAAATACAATTGAGCTAGTCCCAATTATAGGATTAGGAGTTTGTTGTATATAAGTTTGGTTGGCACCTGTTGTGCCTCGAAGTCCTGTAATTTGAGATGGATACACCTCAGAACCGGTATCATAATATGATACCCGTGCCT